AAAAAATAATAACAGTTAGTTTATTGCTTCTATATTCTTCGCTGGCGTTAGCCAATGGTCCTCGCGTTACAACCTTGGAACTGGACCAGAAAGCCCCCTTTGCGGGCACTTTGATGAGCCCCTCTGCAGTAGCTCAGATTATTGCCGAAACAGAACTGGCCAGAGATGAGTGCAAGCTTCGAGAAAGTTTTGTGCAAGAAAGGGAGAAAACAAGATGCGACCTCACAGTATCAAATGTTCAAGCGTCTCTGGATGCTTTGACGGGAAGGCACACCTCTATAATAGATATCAAAAACGATGAAATTGAAAGACTTAGCAAGATTGCTCTTGAGCGCCCCGGCAAATATAATCATTGGTGGTTTGGTGGTGGTATCGTTGTTGGTGTTGTTACCTCAATCGCGATCTTCTACGCGGCCGTCGAAGTTTCAGGAGTAAAGTGAAAAAAAAAGACTGGGACTACATTGCTAAACTGGAGAAGGAGATTTCCAAGCGCTATGGTCCCGAAACCGTACAAAGTCCCAGGAGTACGTGGGATGATAAAAAGGAGAGGGATTATTTAGTTCAAATTAAAGAGTTCGACAAAAAAATGTTGAGAATGCAGGAACAATCGGAAAAGATTGAGCTGAATGGTATATATATTTCCAAAAGGTTTCTCAAACGCTCGGGAAAATATGTATGCCCGATTTGTTCTGTATACTCCACTAAACCTAGAGATGATATGTATATGTCAAAATTCGAATGTTGTCATACGTGTTATATAGAGTGGGTTGAGGACCGCGAAGAAAGATGGACATCCGGTTGGCGCCCAACACAGACAATTAAGTGATTTTTGAGGTCTTTCAAACTACTTAATAAGGAACTGTGTTTAATGGAGAAGAAAACAAATGCCTACACCTTTAGAAATTATTAGAGGAGTCGCCCAAGCCGCGGCCAACGCTTATGACGGCGCCTTGGATGAAGATGGAAAGCCAATAGATATTGGCCTCTCTCGCGAAGAGGGGCACTTAGTGAAGGATTCGAGGCTAATTGACGGCTTTCAAATTAAATTCCGTGGCCCGGTTCTCAGAATCAATTATCAAAGCGACATCAAACTGAAAGACGTTTATGCCAACGGGTTCGAGTCGGATATCCTCAGCACCATCGGCAAAGCCGCCAGCTTTCTCAAGAAGGAATATAAGAGACTAACTGGGGACACCCTGACACTCACAAAACTTGATGAACACGACGTATTTGTTCAGGAAACGTCTAGGGTTCGCTCTTTTGTTAACGCGTATTGCGATTACAAGGTGGGGGGCCTCGACGGTGTTACTGAAATTGAGCAACCGAGCGAGGATACTGTTGATAGTGCCATTAAAAGTTGGCTTGGCATGAATGGTAATTTGAAGCGCGCCACTGGTACAGGTTTGTATGGAAACACGGCCTACCCTTCCTCAAAGAAAGCAAAAAACGTCACGGGAAAGAGGGATTTGGAACCAAAATAAAGTAATGCATGGCCTATCAACTCACCAAAAAACAAATGATGAAAGAGATAGTGAGATGCGGTAAGGACTCTAACTATTTTATCAACTCTTTCATAACGATTTCCCACCCAATAAAAGGGACTATCCCCTTTAACACTTTTGATTATCAGACGTGTCTCTTAGAATCATATCAAGATTACCGTTTTAATGTTATTCTAAAAGCGCGCCAAATTGGCATTTCTGAAATTACGGCAGCATATGTCGTTTGGATGATGCTTTTTCATAAAGATAAGAACATCCTTGTCATGGCGACCAAGTTCGCTACTGCAGCCAACCTTGTTAAGAAGGTGAAAAGGATGATCAAGAGCCTTCCGGAATGGGTGCAAATAGCATCCATCTCAATAGATAACCGTACTTCATTTGAGCTTTCAAATGGATCACAAATCAAAGCCTCTTCAACTAGCGTCGACGCAGGCCGTTCAGAAGCTCTTTCACTATTAGTCATAGACGAGGCGGCTCACGTTGATAACTTGGAGGAGATTTGGACCGCCCTCTATCCCACCCTTTCCACTGGCGGCCGCTGTATTGCTCTTTCGACTCCAAATGGTGTCGGAAACTGGTTTCACAAGACTTATGTTGGTGCCGAGCAACAGGATAATGATTTTCACCCGACGTGTCTCGCTTGGGCTGTCCACCCCGAAAGAGACGATGCTTGGTTTGCGAAGGAGACACGTAATATGTCTCGTCGCCAAATTGCGCAAGAGTTAGAGTGCGAGTTCAACAGTTCTGGCGACACAGTTATACATCCGGACGACTTGAAATATATTGAAAGTAATCTATATGAACCAAAGTATAAGACCGGGTTTGACAGAAATCTCTGGATATGGGAAGAGTACCAGCCCGAATGCACTTACATGATGACCGCAGACGTTGCCCGCGGAGATGGTAATGACAGTTCGACTCTACAGATATTCAAACTTGAAAACATGGAACAGGTTGCCGAATATCAAGGCAAGGTAAAGCCGGATCTTTTTGCAAATCTTTTGGCCACGACTGGAAGGGAGTACGGCGGCTGCATGGTTGCGGTTGAAAACGCCGGCGTCGGCTACGAAGTTTTGAATAAACTAATTGAGTCTCAATACCCTGATATATACTTTTCTATAAAATCAACACACGAATACATCGACCAAGTCGCGGCTGAAGCGATCAACAGCGCCGTCCCAGGCTTCACTACCTCTAAAAATACTCGACCACTCATCATTGCAAAGATGGAAGAATATATAAGAAATAAACTAATTAATATCAAATCTGTAAGATTTTTCAATGAACTAAAAACTTTTATTTGGCACAACGGGAGACCGCAGGCTATGAGGACTTACAATGATGATTTGGTGATGGCCGCCGCCGCAAACTGTTGGATCAAAGATACTGCTTTAAATATTAATCAAAGGGAGTTAGAATATAAAAAAGCCTTTTTAGAATTTGGCGGAATGTTGAGGTCCGATATCACGTTGGATACAACAGTCCCAGGAATGAGAGGTTATGATCCCTATGAGGATAACGCAAACAAACGAAAGATAAAGAGACAACATGAGCTAGCGTGGCTCTATAAAGGATAAAGATGGCAGAAGGAAAGAATAGTAGAAATCAAGACTCACCGCTTTTTCGTAGATTAACTCGGCTATTTTCAGGGCCGATCGTTAATTACCGGGCCCAGCAGCCCCGCCGCGAAAGAAGGCGGCAAATGGACAAATATGCTAAGGATTTTGTTTCCGCTAGCGGTCAACAATTTAAGAAAGTTGAGTATAATCCTTTTTCTGGCCTCTCTGCTAACGTCATGGCCGCCACCGATCGGGTCCGCCGCTATGCAGACTTTGATCAAATGGAGTACATGCCTGAGCTAGCATCTGCCTTAGATATCTATGCAGATGAGATGACAACTTCAAATCACTTCAACAAGCTGTTGAGGATAAACTGTCCGAACGAAGAAATCAAAAATGTTTTAACTTCTTTATATTACAATATCTTGAATTTAGAATTCAATTTATTCGGATGGTCTCGTACAATGTGTAAGTATGGGGACTTTTATCTATACCTGGACATTGACGAAAAACAAGGTATAACGAACGCGGTTGGACTGCCTGGGAACGAGATAGAGAGGCTTGAAGGTCAAGACCCGAACAACGCGAATTACATACAATTCCAATGGAACTCAGCCGGTATGACTCTTGAAAATTGGCAGGTTGCACACTTCAGGATTCTCGGAAATGACAAATATGCCCCCTACGGGACGTCGATTTTGGATCCGGCGCGCCGCATTCACCGACAACTCATTCTCCTCGAAGATGCGATGATGGCCTACCGCGTTGTGCGTTCTCCCGAACGTCGAGTGTTTTATATTGATGTTGGCAACGTTCCGGCCCCAGAGATGGAGCAATATATGCAGAAAATTATGACTCAAATGAAAAGGAACCAAATTGTGGATCCTGACACTGGTCGAGTCGATCTTCGTTATAACCCAATGAGTATTGAAGAAGATTATTATATCCCAGTGCGCGCCGGCCAGTCTTCAAAAATTGAGTCTCTCCCTGGTGGCACCTATACTGGTG